GAGCATAGCTGCAGGAGTTCCCGTTTGATATACCGTGAATATCTGTGATCCCGCAGAAAATAACTGCCCTGGTTCAAATACTGTTCCTGGCACAGGACTTGACGGCGAATCTATGGTGCCTACCTGTATTCTCAAGCGAGATGATAGCTGGGCAATTGTTTGGCTCACATCTCCATTCATTAATCGTGAACCAAATCGCTTACGCACCCTCCCTCGATAGATATAACAATTATCCATCTCTTCGAATGCATCGTCCGGAATTAACCACGGCTTTAAATCATTCTGAAGGCCACCCTCCATGGGTGCTATGAGAAATCTGTCGTATGCCATGTTAATACCCTATCGCCCACCAAGTGAACCCACATGAACCAGCACCTGTTGATGTACGAGCGGAGCAATAAACCTGAAAGTAGTTATTGGCGGGTATAGACCATCCCGCTACGAGTCGCACAAAGCTATTTGAATCGCTTGTTGATGATGCTTCAACAATAGGAAAGGCAACGATCATAAAAGTAAAATCAGGGCCATTTCCGGAACCATTTACCACCACATTAGTTAGCCCATTACCATTCTGACTGGGTCCCCACTTAAGAAGAAGTCCTGAGGGTAAATAGGTCCATCCCGCGGAGAGTGCTGTGGGGGTGGCATTGGCACTTAACACTGAAGCAGTAAAAGGGATATCTGCCGTTGTTGCGCCGGTAATCTTGTGTATATATGTTTCATTTGTTGAAGTAGTTGCATAATTGAGATTGTAAAAACCGGTATCACCTGTTGCAAATGTAGGAACAGAACCCTGAACTGGAAAATCAACTAAGTTGTGCTTTCCCTGGTTACCAGACCCATCATTGTACGTCACATGGTTAATACCAAATGCGGTATTTATAGTAGAAAAGTTTGCCTGGATAAGTGATTGAGTTTGCCCAAGGCTTTGAGTTGATAGTGGAACGTTATTTAACATGATATCTCCCTAATAAGGCCAACCGACAGAGCCCCAGCCAAAACCTAAACCACGACTACCTTCATTGTGGTAGATCGTTTTACTTCTTTCATTTGCCATAACTGTTGAAGTTGCAGAAATAACAAGACCCTCTTGCTCTTTTATTGATGGCATTAGAAGGTTAATACTGTCATAATCCATTCTGTCCTCAAATATTTTCTTCGCGGTAGAAAACGCAATATATTGCCACCATTGAGATATATCGGGAGCCTGACTTGATGCTAATAATTCAGTTGGCAATATATCTACTTGCATGGTCACTGAGTAAGCGATATCAGGAACCGGCCTAATGGTGAATTTTTGATCATAGAAAAGGATTGCTGTTGGTTTGCCTGCTTGATAGGGAACTGTGGTGGCAGTTATTACATTGCCGTCAGTTGTTGCTGCGGGAAATGTTACCGAAAACACGCCGGTTAAGTAGTTAATAGAACCAAAGTTTGCAAGGGCAGTCGGAGCAGTATTGGCATAGCCGAGTAATCCAGATTCACCATTTTGGGGATAATCTACCAGTGTCATTGCAGTATTGTTGGTGGTTATCGTTGAAAATATCACATTGTTTTGTAGCAAGGGAAGTGTAGTGAGAGTGCCAGTAAATGGTCCCGTTGTTCCATCGGCGAGTGCCGCTTGATTATCGATAAAGTTGTATATTGGATAGGTTCCATAAAAGTAATCACGGTCTTGCGTGTAGAATACCGGAACACCCGCTATGAATACCTGGGGATGTATTGCTACCACCCTGTTTTTAAAATCATACAGAGGATCGTTTACATCGGTACTTTCTGTCTCATACACATCAACATTGGGCTGCGTATAAAAAGTAAGCGTAGAGCGCAAATTATAGAGCCTTACATGTTGTGCAAAGTCATATAAGACGAATGTGTTTATATATTGATTAAGATCAGCGGTTGAAAGAGAGTTCTCTGAGGGGCTCCGCGTTAATCGACGGACCTTTGTTTGTATAGTGCTCAGTGAAGAACTTGCAACGGTAGGCGTGGCCATAATATCTCCTAAGTGTAGGGCAATACGTTTTTGGTAGATTGAGCAACGCTTGAAGTTACTTCACCAACCGGAACTACTTGTGCGACAGTACCAAAATTACCCGGTTGGATTGCCGGTATGACAAAAGGATCTAAGTTGATTGCACTCACATCCATGGAGAATGTGCTTGAGGTTAAGACAGTTATTGGCCCTGTAAATTCATTAAGTGCAATCATTCCAAATCCTCGTGGTATCAATAATTGGACTATCAATCCTGTTTCATACTGATTATCCCCTGAAGTAGTACCATCAAACGTGGTAGTGATTACAATCGGGTCTGTTTGTGTGATAGACAATATAAATCGCAGAGCAGGTTGGTAGATAGGGTATTCAACAGAATTGAAACGAGGATCGATAGACATATTTATTACCTACTTGGTTTTATTATCAACCGAAAGGGATACTTGTGTTATTTCAGGTGCAATATCATCAAAGTCATCCATATAATCGAGACCGAGAGCCTGGAATCGGTATAACTTTTTAGATGCAGTCATCGCTTTTTTTGAATACTCATTATGCATACCAGCCTGAACCGCGAACTGGCCTTCCATGCCGGTAAGTGGTTGGTATACAAGGCTGTAACAACCTTTAGCAATATGGTCTCTGACGCCGCGTTTTACTTGATATACTTCACCATCAAAGAACTCGTACTTCTCCCACGGGTCTTGCGCATATCTCTTATATGAGAAGCGAAGTACTCCGCCAGGTGTCTCAAGATTCTTAAACTTAATCACAACTAACTCATTGTCTCGTGCTCGACGACGTTCAAGTTCTTTTTTAAGCTCGGTACGATCTTTTCTGATACCCATGTCCATATGGGCAAAGTTATCAATACGACCATTGTTATATGTACGGGTATCTGAATTTTTTCTCGACATCTTTCTCTCCTTTATTTCTATGACTCTTACTTGAACCCGTGACGAAAATTCACGGGTTCAGTGATCATTCTATTCATTTCAGTCCGTGACGAAAATTCACGGACTCTTTTGATTTATTGGTTAAATGATTTACCCGCAATCCAGGTAATAACGTTGGTTGATACACCAGCTGGGCTTGATGCTCCTGCTTGAAGTAACATTCCTCGTTGTCCTGTATTGATAGTTGCATCACCAATAACATTTACTCCTGAAGCAATAGCTTGTGCGGTTGTTTCTCCCAAAGGAATAACTTGTGCAGGGCTAAAGCTTGGACCGCCAGTAACTGGGAATGTAAATGTCGTGAAGCTTGCTGAGTTAACGTTAATATCGATAGTATTCGTTGAACCATTCGCATCAGCGATTCCAACTGCAACGATCGTACCGTTAACGTTATTAAGCTCTATCGTGCCCCATACTGTTGATGGAACGATGATATTAACGCGCTGGCCAACCGTGTAGAGAACGTTACTTACGCCCATCGTAATACGAGTTGTGCCCGCAGGAACTGTGCCCACACTTGATAGTTGTATGTTGGTGATATCTCGTTCGGGTGGATAGAAGTAAGCAGGGCTGATAACGCGGAAGTTACCTGCAGTAGCAGCTGCGCCCAACGTTGACATATTAGTAAGACTGAATGTCGTACTGCTAAGAACGGTGATTGAGAAATCATATCCATTTAACTGATTTGCACCGGTAACATCGTATAAACGAACAATGTTTCCTGTTGCCATACCGGCAGTTGAGCCCGTAGTAACAACCGGAGGTGTTGCAGTTGATATTGCAGTAATAGCAGTTGAACCGTTATTAAGCACACCAAATGTAGGAATAGTTGTATCCATGAAATAGAAGCCTGAAGCGACTGCTATTTGACTTGGAACTAACGCACCAATTGTTGATTCTTTTGTATAAATTGTTCCGCGGCCTACGGTGTCCCCGTTAACCCATTCAAACTTGGCTCCGCTTCCTGCGCCAGATGCATAAGAAACTGTTTCATTGGTAACAACCATCCAATCAACACCAGAAGGCAATGGTATGAATGTTGCAGCGCCAGTCGAAACAAAACGGCCACTAAATGTACCTGAAAATAATACTGACATAGTCTCTCCTTATGCAAGCGTTGTACGCATGTTAATAATCCATAAATCTTGCAAGATTCGAGGAACTTGTGCCATCGTCCAACCCAATGTCCAGTTTTGGAATAATGCGTCAGAGAACTCAGGTCCGCGGTATAAAATACGCGCAGAGAAGTTATCTTGTTCTACTACACCAAGTGCTTCAAGACCTTGAATGAATATGTTGTATACATTGTTACCCATACCAGATGCGTAAGGAGATATACTGCCCACGGAACTAGTTAAGAAGCGAACGTTATTAACCGCGCCCCATTCTGAAGGCAATGTAGCTGCATCAGGATTTGGATAATTCCATTTAGGCAAGAATCCATTAAGTGATTCAAGCTGTCCTGATATATCTGTGTGACACATGGCTATGTATGCATCACGTAGAGGCCCTGTCTTTGGGTTAATCTGTTACTTTTGTGACCATTTGTATTTAAATGGCGGGGAGTCTTGTTATTCCTCCCTCTCTGGGTTTCCTCCAGAGTTCGGACTATCGCATCACCTTTCGGTGTTTTCTCACTTAGTCTCTCAGCGTCCCTTGCGGGTTCGCCCCTGTCACCGGCTCTTACGCTACGGCTTCCAAGTCAATCAGAGAAAATTTTAATTCGGCACAAAGTTTACCGAATCTATCTTCACCGCGTTGATTACGCAATATCATCCACGCATCATTAGTTTGAAGTTGGGTAGTTACCGCAGTAATGTCAGAAAGTGAAATATTTGATGGATCATCACCATTGTTACCACCACTACAGTAGTACACGCTAGCAGTGGCTGCCAACATGTCTCTCGTTAGTTGATCTTCGGTCATTCTCATCGATAGACCAAGCAATTCTGCCATATTTGTCAAAACTGCATCTTGGTTTTGCAATGTGATTGTTTGATTCAATGCCATGAATTGGCCATAGAAAGAAACAGTTGCGTCAATATCGATTCTTGAAGGTGATATCGCCGGAACTTCAGCACCAGTTAAAGGAACAGGAGCTGTTGGTAATCTATCATAACGATAGTACCTTAATGTGGTACCTTCTCTTGAGCGTAATACCGAACGTTGAGCAGCAACATTATGAATGAGGTCAGGTGTCTTGATAGACAACATGGTGTCATGCACAGATTGTTGTACTAACGGCGGCAATTGAGTTTGCGTAGTTAATGCCATCGAGATACTCCAATAAAACACGTGTGTTTCGACACAATCGTGCCCGTGGATAAATATAGGTGAACAGTAATTGAAGGAGGACGGGGCTTCATAGATATTTCTATCTTACGTCCCTGGCTCGGCGAACACCTCGTACCCCGATGAGCATGCGACGCTCAATACGCTACAGCTGACGATGCTGCGGGTATCATTGATACCTACGTCAGAGGGATGTTACCACAAACAAAATACAATACAAAATCAGTCTCAAGTCCCCCGATTGAGCGTCGGGGGATCAAGAACACCAAGGAGGAGCACGCCTTGGTATGTAGAAAGGAAACTTGGGTATTATTCTCTTCTGTACTTTATTTCTTCTTTAGATCGTGCAAGATTCTGGCGAATTCTTTCTTTCATATCTTCAGTAAGTACTCTGCGTTCAAAGTCACCTACACGAGAAAGGGGGGTATCTCCTGCGGTGGATGGAGAAGCAGCAGCTGCGCGCGGCTTTAACTTATTATCTTCCATACGACGATCGACATCTCTATTTGGTTGCTTACGATCAGCAATGCCAAAGTTAACAATATTTGTATAAGCACTCTTCATACGAGCATACACATCAGGATTTGATATGACCGATGAATATTCCTCCGGATAGAGTGTCTTAAAGTTATTAACGTTATCCTCACTGAGCACCACATCCGCATCAGGATAACGAGAGCGCAGGGTTCTCTCAGCAGTATCAATATTGGTTTGTGCTTTGATCTGCTGAAGCTCACGGTCATACTTCTTCGTAACATTACCTATATATCTCTTAAGATGTTTACCCTCAATGAGTTCTTCATCACCAATACTCAATTCTTCGTCTACCTGTGGCGCAATACTTGGCTGCCTTGGTTCACTGTATTCTGGTGGCGAATACTGTTCTCGCTCTTGTATTCTCTTTTCAAGTTCTTTTGCTTTTTTCTCAGCCGCTAGTGCACGTTCTCTGAGTATCCGCATATTATCTTCATACTTAACATTATGTATCGCCTCAGTTGATTCTGCTGGTTTTGCTTCGACTGGCGCTGCTACTTGCTCAACTGTCGACGAATTGTCCACGGTTGTATTGTCATCCATCATAACTACTCTCCTTGGGTCTCATGACCATATTTTGATTTGGGCCATGTTCTTTATTTATTCTTTTTACTTGATCAAGAAGTTGTCCACTTTCATATGCTATACAGAGCTCAACTTGCTGTCGTTGCAATGGATCTAAGAGCAGTTCCTTTGAGTTCTGTAAGTAGTGCAAGTGTTTGTATTGAGTGGGTATGGTCCACATCCATGTAACCTGCTTCTTGGTATGGTCATAGATAAATACGTGCTGGTTGTAAACGGGGGTGGGACAAGAGTGGCGGGTAATAATTAACGGAGGAATCTCCAGTTTTCCCGTAAGCTTGTTTCTTCTGATTATTGGCACAAGATAAAAGTCTTTATTTCTGAATGCTTCAAGTTCAGATGTTTCATAGGCCTTTAATTGTATCTGATTCCAAATATATTGATTTATATTAATAGCATCATGCTGGATCTCATCAGTTATCTGACCCCAGCTCGCTTCTACTGATTGCTTCATTACTACCCCATACTCACTCTACTCTCATCTCCGGGGCAGATTACCACAAAAAAAACCTGGGACAAAGTAAATTGTCCCAGGAAGTGCTTGATGTACATGTATCAAGGAAAATACACATATCTTCTCTATGAGTGCCGCTACAACAATCGTAAAGCGGAGTGATCATAACATAAGTTGTGCTGATTGAGTAGTTGACTACAAGATTAGCACAAAAAACCCCCGCGGAGCATCACGGGGGCCGGAGTAAACGAGCAGTAAGCGATAACAGTCTCGTTATTTTTTCTTTTTACTCTTCTTCTTTTTGGGTGATTTTTTGTTCGACTGACCAGACATCGAAAGCCCTATCGCAATTGCTTGCTTTGGATTAGTCACGACCGGGCCAGTTTTTTTTCCAGAATGCATTTTGCCCTCTTTAAAGGCTTCCATGCGCTCCTTCATAACTGCTTTCTTCTTCTTCTTAGAATCAGATTTTTTAGCGTAAGGCATTATTTACCTTTCTTCTTACGAAGGCCCTTAAGGGTTTCAGCTAAGCGTGCTCTTTTACCCTCTATGCCTTTAGATTTAGCAGCTTTTTTTAATTGAGCAGCTGGTATCTTCTTGCCTTTGGGTACATGAAGTTCTTCATGAAGAGCACCGGGATGTTTAATGGCTTTTTGTATCCACTTTTTAGGTGATGCTTTTTTCTTAGCGGCCATATTACGCCTTTTTACATTTGCATTTCATTGATTTGCATTTTTTGCACATCATATTTTTCATAGTATCTCCTGTGACACAAGTGTCTGATACAAGTGTCTTAAAAAAGGGGGGTTTTAGGTCATGGACCCTGGCCCCCCTCCATCGAGTAATATTACTGACTGTATAGAGAGTCTCTTCGCCAGCTATTCGTTTGCTTTTCAGTGGGCTTTTTATGCTCCTGCTGCAATTGCTTAGGTGTCTTGAGCGCTTTATATGCAATCTTCATCAGCTTGATATTTGGTCGTATGGTTGCAACTGCTGCCATAATAATCCCTATATCCTAGAATTTACGACGGCTGCGTTCACGACGAGCGGTAGATGATTCATTGCTCATCTGACGATTAACACCAGAGAATAACATTGGTGGCGCATCTTGAATGCCGTAATCCACACGAGGCCAATCTTTATTCATCGTACCTTGTGGAACCAATGCTGGCTGACTCCAATCTGCATGGATCATTCCGCGGTCCATATGACGCATGCTTTCAGCACCATCATACCGAGATAAACCATGAGAATATTCAGCTTTATGCATCGGTTTGCGCTCATAGCGCATTGCACTGTGATCTTCTTTTGAATATGCCATCATTTTGTGATGGTGTCTTTTGGCTGCCATTGGCGAGCTCCTTTATGTACTGCGAACCGAAATATCTTCGTCGCAAGGTTAATAATACCTCTACTTAGAGGATTCAGTTTAAATCTTATTCACGCAGAAGGTGGCGTAGTTGGTGGCGTAACTGCCGGCGGTGTATAAATTGATTCTGCAAGTGATGCGAGCTTTTCAACAAGCGTAACCACTGAATCAATATTATCTGCCGTTATCACCTTAGATATAGACTCTAATAACATAAGAAATTGCATATCATCTCCTTTAGGTACGCGACCCTATTGAACAGAAAGCCGAGAACTCAAACTACCATTATTCTCTACAGGCTGATCTAACTCTTTGAGCATCTTAGATATTTCAGCCATTCGATGCAACTGTTCTATATCCAATCCTTGCAGTTCTTTTGTTGCCCGGACAAAGTTAAGCAATGCTTGTTCATGTTCCCGCTCAGCAGAAGCCTCATCTCTTTGAGCTTGCGCACGACGTTCAACGGCAAGCGCCTTATTTTCCTCAACCCGACTAATACGCTCAAGCCCAAGCCCTTGATCTGCCACCGAGCGTGCTTTCGTAAGTTCAACCTGTGCTTGACCTTGTTGCATTTGCATTTGCATTTGCATCTGCTGCATTTGCATCTGCATCTGTTCTCTTTGTTCCATCATTTGTATGAGTTCAGTTTTGTTCTGGATGGACGCTGCTTCAATCAGTGCTTTGTTTGGTATATCAATACCCGCTTGTTTAAGTTCAAAAAGCTGTGCAAATTGTAGTTGTTTCTGGCTATCAGTACCGTAGCCTTCTTGTACCATACAGTGATACTTACCAAATGCTTTATTGTGGAACTGCGGAGTTGGCTCCTGTCCTTCAAGTATCATCCTGATTTTCATAGGGCCATAGTTAGCGGTAAACATCTTTACACTGAGTTCACCAATTGCCTTTAAGGAGAAATCTGCATTATCAAACAATGGCTGAAGTGCAATACTTCCTGCAATCTGACGTATCGCTGTCTTGAACCCTGAGGCATTCTCATCCACCGTGTAACCCATGTTTTCCTCAGTAATCCCGGAGACCTTGTGCATTTCATTTGAAAACACATCCATCTGGGTAAACATAGAGGTATCAATATGTGGTGGCTGTATCGGCACAATATCACTCATCTGCGCTTCATCTTTTAACGGGATGATTCTGCCCTGACCTGTTTGAAAGAGATGCTTGATATCAACGACTGAACCAACCTTAAATATATAGCCAGAGTTCGCGACAGACTCAAGAAGATCAGAGGAAAGCATAATACGTCGGTTGAGCATTGCTTGTGGACTCCGTAACGATCTACAGATGCCCTGTATCCTACTGTAGTAGTACGGCATCATCGGATTGTAGTACCCAATGACCGGTACGAAATTGAAACAATCGATTCCGAAAGGGTTCTGACCGTCATAGAATACTCTATCTTGTATGAGGATTGCCAAGCGAACCGTAGGTATAGTTTGAGTTTGTACTTCAAGCTGTGGATAATTAGCCATCATGAAATCAAAGTCATGTGTTTCCATCTGTTCTTTAGTAATCTCCCGCCACATGCCCGATTCTTTATCAATGAGTATTTCTCTCGTTCTAAAATCACGATAATAATACTCATCGTAAGCTAAGAGGTTTTGTCCTGCCACTCCATAAGACTGCGGCATGTACATAAACCGTCCATCGCGACCTGCACCCGTAGGATTACCAGGAAGACCCATAATCTCATCAGCGAACTGAGGCATGAGTGCCGCCGCTGCAGAGTGCGTGAGATACGAGCGTATCCAGACAAAATTGCAGTCTGATAGTGATTTATCGCGGAAATATGGATCAATGAAGAACTGGTTATAGGTAAGATTTTTATATTTAATATCACCAAATATAGGGTCGTCAGTGAAGTCGAGGTACGCTTGTATTAGGTTCATACCGGTAATGCAGGCACCTTGATGGAATGCCTCTGAAAAGATATCATCGAACTGATTATTCTTATGTATATGCATTAATACTTTGGTCATCTGATCTGCGGTAAGTTGATCACCATTTTCAAGCGGAGCGACAATAAGAGACTTCCGCTGTTGTCGTTGCTTACCAGAAACCATGGCGCACATTGGTCGAACTCTATTACAGTTAACAGGGTCCCTGCTTCCATTGTAAAACTGTGGCGATGAATTGGTATCGAGATTATTAGCTACTTCTCCTGCCTCAAGGCGGCTGTCTATCGTTGCTTCAATTTGGTGGGACATCCATAAAGTCTGATTGGCAAGGTAACATGCATCTATTTTCTTTTTAATATCACCATAGTCACCGACAAATGCTCCACGCTCTCCTCGTTTGGCTTCGCGTGAGACTACTGACTCAGGCAATCTTGATAGGGGCTTCACTAGCATTACTAAGTTCTCCTTGATACTTGTGGATTCTCTCGAAACTATATGTGATGCTAGGGTAGAGGATGCAGACGCGCTGAGCAAATTATAAGGAGATTTATTATGACAACTATATCTTTTAAAAAAACACTCCTGCTTATTTCATGTCTCATGATTGCCACACCAACTCAAACTCTCTTCCATAAAAGCAAATCATTGAGGAAGCCGGCTATCATCGCAGGCATATCCCTTACGGCCATAATTGCAATAATGGTGCTCTACATAAAGCTTCAAAAGCGGTACTCACTCATCAATCTTAATGAGAATGACGTGATACCCAAAAAAGATAAACGGATATTTAAGAAATAACCAAGATAACTAAACAAGACTCTTATTATCATTTTTCCATCTTTTCGATAATAAGAGTCTTTCTTGTTATCACCACTGACGAGTCTTTCTATTTCCGCCACTTGCTTGATTAATCGGTGCAAATATTAAACTATCTCGATATCTCCATTTTTTATATATTCTTCTTTATGCTTCAAGCAGCACAAGAGAATACCGCCGAGAAAATTAGTCTCCTCGGCCACTTCATTTCCACAATCAAGTTGTTTCTCACCGAAACCATCATCTTCTATAAATAAATCAATAATAAACTTCATTCTTATTTCCATAAAAGACTAAAAACAATAATAACGTCATTTATTATTATCATAGATACCCAGTCTTTCTATTGCTCGTATTTGGTTGGTTGAAAGGATATGGCAAGTTTGGCTGCCTGCCCATCAGCGCTTCCATTCTTTTCTTATCAAACTCTTCTGATGTAATGCCCTTTGATGTTAAGTGTATAGCTTGAGCCATATACCTGAGAGCATCGCAGTTTTTAACAATAGCCCCATTTGAAAGTGAAAAATGACCTACACCTGGAACATTTATACAATAAACATCCTCAAGTTCTCTCAAGCTTTCTACGGATTCTACCCGTGGTAGATCAACACACAAGTAGTGCCATGCCAACTGTAAGGCTGCTGCTTCTAATGATTGCCTCGAATTCTTTTTTGCAGTACCCACAATTTCTTGTCTCTTTTTTCCAACTATCCCAAGACTTGAGTCGAGTCGCTTGCTCTCTGTGCCACCCTCTTCCTTCTTCTGATCCATGCCATTTAATTGCACCTTGTCGACAGGCATCAGAGATTCCGGGGTTTCTGATTTTTGGAATCTTTCTATGGTCTTCCGCAGCCAAACATAACAAGTTCTCCAGGCTATTATTGGCCACATTCCTATCGATGTGATGGATATGACACCCTGGTGGTATCTCTCCGAAAGCTCTTTCCCATACAGCTCGATGCATGAGGATGCTAAATGAACAGAAGTAGATTGAGTTTTGATATAATCTGTAGATTTTCCCATCGAAGTATTGGATCCACTTATCAAGGATGATCGGATCATGGAACCCTTCTGTAACTTGTCTGCGGATATCCACTCGTTGTTCATCATGAATAAATGATCCGGCGTACATTTCACCTTCGTACCGTCTTCGAATTTCACTTCCACAAGATTCGCATTTTTTCTTGTCATGTACGACTTGCTGCACTTTGACCACCCCTTTAGAGTTAAGACTTCGTCACCATCTTTAACATCTATTATCTGACGCATTCCGTTACGCGTCAATATGGGAGTAGATCCAACAAAACAGTAGTCACTTGCCCAGTTGTGCACTGGTTCACGGCCATACGTTCGCTTTTGCTCATCCCATTCTTTGTAATAGTTTTCAATGGCATCAACGAGTGATTTACAATTAACCTGGTCTATCCAGAATTTAGGAAAGTGAGTCATAGTGTTTTCAATTGAATCTTGTATGTCAATCTGTTGAAGTATGGTGAAGGTTATACCAAGTTGTCGTGCCTTCTCGTAACGAGTAACTGCACCACCACCCCATTCGCGCACTGCAAGATCGTGTGGTGCAAAGAATTTACCCATACGACCCCAATATGGCTTCTTCTGCAATATCTCCACATAATGATCAAGACCAAGGTTTCTATTTGAATAACAGTCTATAATTCTAATTACTGCACCATCACCTGCAGTCTGAAACCATATAATAGTCGTTTGATCATTAACTCCAATATCAATAGCACAATGCACCAGAAGTCCTGGTTCATACATGATATGAGTAATCTGGCCGCGCTTCTTAATATCTTCAAGGCACGTACCAAATACTGCTCCATTTTGTCCACGCTCAAAAGAACACATGTATTCTTGTTCAAATAACTCAGGGCTCATCCTTTTTTTCTCTGACTCAAGGTCATCCTCATTTATATGATTAGTTTCCTCGCTGGTCTTTCGATATACAAACCAATCGGGCATCTCTTTGGCGATAGTGTATTGCTGCCAAAAGTGATTTTTTCCATACGGGGTCGATGCCATAATCACGACGCCCCCATTACCCGCCAAAATAGGACTAACTGTATTATAAACATCCCCATCCATATATGCATATTCAGATAGGATTACCATATAGGGGTTCGTACCCCGAATTGAGACGTTATGCGTATCGCCTGCCACGCATTGCAATACAGAGTTGTTCTTGAACACAACCTTCATCTCTGAAGTGTTGATACTCTTTATAAGTTTGGGGGGTATATAGTCTATAAACCTTTCCCCCGTAGAACTGATTGCGGAGAATATTGCTCTGTTTGCTTGGCCGTAGGTAGGTAAAACATAGTGCACCAGGCATATCCTGCGCAGGCATTGTCTAATGGCGAGATTCCATAAAGTGATGTCCTTACCGGCGCGTCTGGGGAGGACCACTATTACTTTTCTATAGCCTTTATTCTCAATTGCATCCCATATGGGTTCTTGGTAGGGTCTTAATAAAAACTTGTCTAATGTGATTATACTTTCTACATCTAGATTATTCACTTATTATACCTTCTTCTTTATCTGGATTTGGTGGTAATGGCATCCAGTGGGTTATCGAAGTAAGTCCATAACAAGTATCATCACCACGAAATTCCCCAGGACAATAATAAATGAATTTCCAAGAGCACTGATTAATTTCCGCAGATATACCACAAGTCTTCGATGGTATATAGTTTCTATTGAGAGTTTGGCATAAAGTGCATTCTCTATACCACTTGCCACACTTGCACTTATCTCCATTTTTATAGGGAGATTTTGTGTACTCGCAAATACATACATTACTCCAATCATTAATACAATGACCATAATATCGATCAAAAACAAAATAGGATGCTATAGTTTGATCTGGCAATCTATCTTTAACGCTAATCCACTTCACTTTATAACCCCTCTTACCTCAATCTTCTTTCTGCTAATACACACATGAGTGCGCGACGACTATATATAAACTTACCATTCACTTTACTCAAGCCATTCTTATCTAAGAGTTCTTGTATGCTCTCAAAGTTTGTGTCTTTTTTTTTGAGCCAGTGACTTCGTAGATGCCTTCTTGAGTGAGCTTCGCTTGATGCCTGATGTCGGCTCTGCGGGTAGCTATATCTTCTTTGATTTGCTGCGGCAGTAAGTTGTAAAGTGAAAAGTGTAAGAGTGCTGAAAAGAATGGTGGAAACTTTGTTCATCATAACAATCTCCTTTGGTGTAGTAGTTGTTAATCTAAAATAAGTGTACCACTAATCTCTTTATTTAACGCCACTCATTACCCTAAAAATGGTTAAGCAACCAATATAGGTAGAACGCTCCACCTATCAGCATAATAAGCGGCAAGAGCAGTAATACGCATAACGCGCAAAACAGTTCACTGCCAATATTAGTATAGAAGGATGGATCTTCTAATGCACAACACACTCTCCACACCAACAAACAAATGATAATAACGGGAAGGATTAATAACATACGAGCTCCTTAGTAGTAAGTCCTAATTATTAACCCTAACACGCTCACCACATGGGGCGTCAAGCTTTTCTTACTCCGCGCTCCGATCATTACCTTTTCCACGAGGAACCTTCTTCTTATCTTCTGTAGCTTCTGGTGGCTTAACAGGCGGAGTTCCAGTGGATACCGGATTGCGCTCTCTATTCAATTCAATAAGTTTTTTCAATCGATTAATTTCATCGGTAAATGACGCCATCTTCTCATCTCTCTCTTCTATCTTCTTTGCATATGTTCCCAATATCTTCGCGTGCTTCATACGAAATTCAGCAGTATCATTTAATAATTTTTCACGAGAAGCCTTCAACTCACCTAACTCTCTCCTTAACTCTTTATTTTCAAACTCAAACCTCTTGTTCTGACGAAACCCATTAAACCACTCAATTAAACTCATACTCACTCCTCCTTATATTTCATATCTGTCAATTATCATAGCGACCACACTCGCGCAAACTATAACCAAAAAGATAAGTGTAATAATCAAATAAAAGCTCCCCTGAAATTATCAGAATCAAAATTAAAATATTGCCATTCGATCGATCTAGTAATTGATTTGACGTAGGTGATCTTGCTCATAATGCTCGCTCAACGATGTAAGTCACCCCACCTATAAACAGAATAATGATGACTACGCAGCATCGCTTCTTAAAAGAACAGAATCTACTATGAGAACGACGAACCATTACCATGGGATCTCGGTAGACGGTAATCACTGGAACTATGAGCTCAGTTGGTTGTGGTTGTAGTGGTGGTGTATAGGGGTTTTGTAGATCGCGCAAGTTGAAGATTTCTATACCTGTCCAGTCAACAGAAGAGCTCCAATCGATAGCAGTTGTCCGCTGGTGTGCAGTGCTTAAAGTGGTAAGTAGTAAAAGAAGTAGGATAAGTACTTTCTTGTTCACTCCTTATTCCTCTCTGGTACCTCTGGGCTAGATGGTGCCTGCACCATCTGCAATATAAATGTCCCTGAGCCCTCTTTACCCTCATCACCTATCTTCGCACGCCACTCAAACTCTTTGCGCCAATCTGCATCATATTGCGTTTGGTGCTTATCGATATAACTTGCATCATACTTACGGGTAATAGCCCCTTTATCTCGACGTGATGCTATACGTGCTTTCACAAAGGCATGTGCCTCACGCATAAAGTCATGCTTCTCCATCCACCGGTGCATCGTTTTTTCTGTTATATTTCTCTCAAGATAAAAATCTGACATTCGCAGAGAGTCATCAAGCTTCGCCCACTCCACCCAATCCAGTGCCAATCTCTTGAGAAAACCTATCGCCACCGGCACCTGCTTGAAGTACATCATATCAGTGTAAAAATCGATTATCTTTGGAGAACTGTCCTCTTTTTCCCTTTCAATGGGGACTTTGTTATGTTTAACTGTTTTGCTTTTTGACAACTTGTTCATTTTAACTCCACTACTCTAAACTCTGTGCGGGGGTTCTGAGAATACACCTTACTAATCAGCACGGTCACCGTGGTTTTGTCGTCATCATAAAGTACGGTATTACAGGTATCGAGAATGAGCTTGCAGCAATTATCCGCATCGGGGCGGTAGTAATACCAGCTGTCTTCCCACCGAGCAGGATCTTTCTTCATTTGCTGATTGAATGGAAAACAAAACTTGATATCCAATAAAAGTGGCCCTTGATAGAGTGGCCTTCCTTGATGCGCTCTTTGTATAAACAATCCAAGATGCATCTTCAACTTCTTCTGTGAATCCCACATACCATGCACCCTTGACGGTACTGCACGGGCCCAAGACACGGGGTCCTCAGGTATCATATACGTCGGGGCATCTCGAGGAATTCTATATTGCACCGTGACAACTTCCTCTTCCCCTTGAATTTCAACGCTACGTGAATATTTCTTCCCATTCAGACTCATTATACCACTCTCCTGGTTTTGATTCGTCTAATTCAATCCTCGTTGTGGATTCCGGGATGTATGTGTCTTCGAACTCCGCCGTTTTGGGGGCGGGCGCAACTACTTCACTCACTAATTTTGGCACAATTTCAGAGATCCGTCGAGGTCCCACAGGAGGAGTGATAGTTAATCCCCCGATGGCAAGCTGTCTTCCCGCTACCTGTGCCAAGTACTCCCGCTGTGTTGTGGGGAGAGTGCTTAAAGGGAGTGGTTGTGGCTCAGGTTCCCCTTTTTGGAATTCGAACGACTCGTGATTAATAGAGTCACTGCAATCTTGCCCAAGACGTGGCTCTTCAATACCCACCGTTGCCCATGGTAACTTGAGTCCTTCACGGTGAGCCTTGATATTATCCAGCCATCTTGTGCGATAGGTGTACACTTTCAATACTTCGCTATAAGGGCGTGGATCATTGAGTATTGCTTGCTGAGCTTCTTCAGAATCACCCTTCACACCCAACACACGAGCAAGACTCTTCTTTTGTCGATACTCAAACGAGTCCACTTGTATCTTCACTTCTCTTTCTTTTAACCCACCAGCACTTCTCGGCGTCAGTTGAGGACTGCCATCACGAGCTGCATGCTTCCTGCAAACTCCCAGCAAGTAACCTACCGGTGATTGTATGTCTCTCTGGCGCTGCAACTGTATCAGCCCATAACGAATAGTGTCCTTGGTGTACTGCGCAAGCTGCATCTTCTGCTGAACGGTGAGCACAGGGCTCTGAATGTCTTCCACATAGTCCGGTATCAGTGTTTGCACTCGGTTCTCCGTTTTTTGCACCCGTTCTCTCGCGCGCACACTCGCGTTAGAGTCACTTGTGTTTAGTTTAGAGTGTAAGTAGTAAGTAGTATTTAAAAAATACTGTATAGAATTAGTTTGTGTGACATTTTCTTTAATACTCGAGCCAGAGCCTGTTAATAGCGCAAGGGGAAATATAAAAAGTGCATGAAAATAAGGGGCTAATTGTGCCCGTATTTGAGGGTCCATAAAATAGGACGCAACTTGATACATACATGATGTTTTATGGCGATAATTGGATGCTATAAATCCAACCTCTTCAAACTCTTTAAGTGTTCTATTAACATGCTCACGACTTTTATACCCTGCTCTATGTGCAAGTGTATCCTGCCGTATATATATCGGTTTGCCCGCAAGCTTAAACTTAAGTAAATGATTCAAAAGTATACGCTTACGCGCAGTGAATTTTTCAACATATCCAAGAAGATCATCTCTGATTTCTTGACATACTTGCGGATCTATTTTATGAAAGTCTTGCAATGTCGTACGAGATCTCATATACTAAAATCTCCTGGATTTGTTGAAATTATCGGTAATTCGATATGCTCGAGTGGATTAGGGTTTTCAGGTTGATAATTACAATCTGGATTAGCTAAACCCGTAACCAAACGACTGTAGCTAGGTCCTTGGTTTTTAATGAAGTCTCGTAATTCACTTATTCTCGAGCCCATGTGCTATCTTTCGGAGTTTATACTCAGCTTGATATTTCATGTGTGTTATCTTTCATAGGTTGGTTGGACCTTCGAATAAAAATTTAGAAACTCTGGGCACTAATCAGGGTTTCTATTTTTTAATTTGAGTCGAATGTAGCCAATGCTACTTCGGAATCAAAAATTAATCAATGAAAACGCAAAGGATGCTTCATTATGCAGACCCTCTCGCAAAAGCAACAATTATTTTCTCTCAATGCCAGCAAGCTTATTACTTATATCTATGCACAAGGATACGCCTGCACCTTTGGAGAAGCATACAGAACCCCTGAGCAAGCACTCATCGATGTGCAAAAGGGCACCGGTATTGCCGATAGCCTTCATTGCATACGGTTGGCCATAGACCTTAATTTGTTTAAGGGCGAAGAATACCTTACCGACAAAGATTCATACCAACAGTTTGGTACCTACTGGAAATCCCTTGACCCACGTCATCGCTGGGGTGGTGATTTCCCCCACCTAGTGGACTCTAATCATTTTGAAATGCAAAATATCTAAATTCGTGATTCCTTGTTTACATCTATAGTTAACGTAGAGGGTAAAATTCAGCAAGGATGAATGAAATGGGGGTGTGTATAATATTTGCACACTCCTTTATTGTTTAATGTGCTTATTTAATTCATCTAAGAAGATCATAAGCTTATCTTCTAGGCCACACTGATCAATAAATACCTTCATCTGTGCACACATGATAATGGCCATCTTGTATTGATCAACATCTGATCTTTTACTCTCAGACAATCCTTTTCTGATCACTTCCACATATTCATTAAATGATTCCCTTGTAGACATAATTAGTTCCCTTTTATTTCTTTTCTTCCATTAACCGTTTGACGTCCTTAGCTTGTGATTCCAATAGTCGTGTGATCTCCCGGACAATCCTTATGTAATACTCATGCGCATCAGATATCTCACTGTGCGATCGCTCAATAGCCACAAGCTTCTCTTGGATAACCCAAATACGACTAATCAGAAATCCCACAAGAAGCGCTAGTGCGGTGTAGCCTATACAACTTATTAACATATACTTAATCTCTTTTCTTCTTTTGCAATCCAATCTTCCAGTACACACAACGATTTATATGAAGTCTTGCGCGCACCAGTAATAAAACTCACTATCAAATCCCGCGATACTTCCATCTCACGAGCAATCTCCTGCATATTGCGTGGATCCCGCAGCATAATTGCATGAAATCGCTCCTTTAAATTCAATGTAAATTCCTTCATCCGTAACTCCTGCATGACCTTGCGTTCTTTTTCAGTGATCTCTTTCATTATACTCCCCTTAATGCTTCATACTTCCTCACCTTATTACTATACAATATTATACAACTTTATTCATTACTTGCAATCTTTTGTTTATTTGTTATGATAGTAAAACATTAGTTAAGCAACACCGGAGTACAATATGGAAGATCAAAATACAATTTTACATCATGAAAGATATGAATTTGAAATGAAAAAGCTTGAGCTGTTCCTCCTCAGATTAAGCTCCGACAAGCAGCATGCATTCCGCGTCGCAGTGAGTATGGCAATTCAGGCACGGCTCTATTTGGAGGCGATGGGCAAAATGCATTCCTTTATTGATTGGATTGAAGGCGTTAAGCGGGGATGCAAGATATGCGCAGAAGAAAGAGAAGTTGAAGCTGAGTTGAAATTCCAGTCACAATATGAAGAATATAAAGAGGGTGGATTCACAAATGAATAGCTACGAAAAAGCGCATCAATTTCTTTGTGTATTACTTGAAAAAGAGTTTTATCTCTTGTGGAGAGATCCCAATATTGCAAAGGATAATTGCAATAAATACATAGAAAGAATATTGAATTTGAAGTACTACGCGCCCTGCTTTGAATTAGCACTCCAACCATACTGGAATAGGTATATAGCCCTACAGGAGGGGCCGCATCACGTACAAGGATGCTTTAAAAACATCAATCCCGATGTAGATATTGATTGTAGGTGCCAGGATAGAGAGGACTGATATGTTTGATAATCAACCAACAACTTTAATGCAAATATTTCATGTGTTATGTCCTCTTGCGTCCCTCATCATTGGCTATCTCTTGGGAATATTGGAGATGGAGAGATTTTGGGAAAAGAACAAGAAATAATCCAGTGCTCAATCTGTGGATATAGTGTAGATCTGCATAGTGTAAGTGAGTTTAAGGGTATGGATATAGTAGACATAGTTAGGGGCAATTGTCATGGACGATAGCAGAATATTTAAATGGGGCTGTATTATTTTACTAGCATTCCTTTCTTCACTCGCTGTATTTATTTATTTTGGCTATAAAAACTGCATGGAAACAGCCTGCATTCATGGGTGAAGGCTACTCGAAAGAGAAATAAAATACTCACGTTCTACCGAGCACAGGCTAACAATTTGGGATGCGGGCAAATACGGAACCCTCGTCAGTGAAGATGAATGTGTATTCAGATGGGCAAAAGATAAATCAATACTGATACTTAGTGCCCCTGATAATGATTGCACTCATATATTGGGAATAAAAATATGAATATTCAGTGGATAGATGTGATGAAGCGGCTGCCCAATGAGCAACAAATTTGTGTGGTTATTGGTGGGAAGTATATAGGAGACAGAGAGAGCCTCTGCTTTGCTCGATATCTTGGTCCCGATGAAGGGTGGGTATCCTTATACAAGTCTAAGTTCTTTTGTGGGATTATTATAAAGAAATCTCGTGGCAACCAATATCTTCATCAATCTAAGTTCTATACTGTCTCACTATGGGCACCAATAGCAGCATTTATGCCCTATCTTGAATATACATTTAGTAGGAATCCTGGCCTTCTAAGTGAAATTGAAAGTGTTAAAATGACCAATATCACCTATAAGGAATTGACTCATGCCACCCAAAAGTATTATCCAAACTTGAGGCGAAGAGGAAAGAATTATTATGTAGGAGACGACTCCGGGCTATATCCCAAAAAAACATTGGTTCTTGATGATAATCCCCTCTGCCAACGGTGCAATGCTGAGTTAAATGGAGCAAACAAGGGTTATTGGAGTGGAGATGGAATAGGGATATGCAGTACATGCGTCCCCATAAAGAAAAGAAATGATTTTTAAAAAACACCAGGGCATATCTCTCTTAATAGCCATGCTCTTATTATCTACATACATTACAACTAAGGATAAAAAAATGAATATAACCACTGGAGATATGTACACCGAACATGAAAAGGGATGCAAAGGGCTTGAGCTATTAAAAACAGAAGAAAGAAGAGTCCTCACCCTCCTTGATTTGGAAATACGTGGATGTAAGAATATCGTATGGTGGATATACGATGGAAATGAATGGGTAAAAACAGAGAGTTGGCTAAACACAAAGGAAGACAATGTTTGAACTACAATCACCTGAGATAGATAAGATCATGGATGCTATCGCCGCATGTCATGATAAGCATGGAGTTACCATAGAAAAAGATGCAAAGGGAGCGCGCAATGCAACCTATGCAAAACTTGATAACATACTCTTTGAGATACACAAGCGATGCTCTGAGTTTAAACTGACGCTTATACAACGAAAACTTATATCAGAAGACAATAAAGAAGCGCTAGAATCAATGCTATTTCACCGAGAGAGCAAACAGTGGTTGAAGTCGTTATCATTGATCCACACCAATCCTCAAGCTCAATCACCAGATCAAGTTTGGGGTGGCTCTGATACCTATCATCGCAGATATGATGCCATGGGACTTCTTGGCTTGTGCTCAAGTGATGACCCTGCTGATCATGATGGATGGAAAGACCATGCACCACAGAGCTCACAAGAGCCACATGCCGCGCGTGCATTGTTTGGACAGTCAGAAGTAGTGGAAGAAAAGAAAAGTCCCTATATCAGTGAAAAGCAGCAAGGATTCCTGAAGGTGCAGCTCAATGGCAACAAAGAGCTTGCAGTAAAAATATTGGCTAAGTGGAATATAAGCAAATTATCTGATATTCCTTGGAGACAATTTAATGATGTATTAGCATTTGTTAAAGAGAATTCTTAAGGAGATTGCAATGCCAGAATCTATCTATACTTCATTGGGTAATATTGTAGAGGTTGTGACGTGTATTTTGGCAGTTACTACAATCCTCTTTACACTGTTATTTGTTGTATTTAGTAAAAATATCTAAGGAGAAGAGATGAGCGACCTACCACTTAATAGATCACTTTCTTTAATACAAGAACTTGATGAAGTATTGAGAACTGCACATCAAAACTACTACCGCACGAATGATGAGCTGAAAAAATATGCAGGAAAAATACTCAAGGGCGACGAACTTAAACAAGCAGAAGAGCTTGCAATAAATATGGAAATGATCTTCAGGGCAGACATGGAACCAATTGCAAACTTTATTTCCGTACGCTCGAAGGATCTCCTTCAGATATCACATAAACACCAAGAATGGCGCGAGGCAAATATCAAGGCCAATGAAAATACATCAATAATCGATCCAAATGCGGTGCATTAATGGCGAATAAGGGTGCGCCATCGAAGAAGCACGAGGGACCCTAAGGACATATGAAACACTACTAAATGAGATTGAAGTACTCATAAGGGGAAAGAATGGAGAGTCAGTACAGAAGTACAGAGATCAATCACATAGCATTAGCGATGGCAAAGGCTCAAGGTGCATACAAACCACTGAGGCCAAACCAAACATATAAAGGGGAAAAATATGCGAACCTTGAGGCTATTTTAGCAGCAGTGAGAGAGCCCCTTTCAATAAATGCACTGGCATTCTTTCAGCATGATGAACTCATGGATACGGGAAGTGGTGCCGCAATCCTGAAGACAACTATCATGCATGAAAGTGGTCAGTGGATAAGTTCATGGGCAAGAATAGTAAGTGGAAAGACAGACAAGGAAACAGGAACCATCTATGAGTTCAGAGCTCGACAGCATGCAGTACGGTTGCTGGGAATTGCACCAAGTTCACATGATCCTTATTTGTGGGATGACAATGGTGAAATGCAAGCAGAAACTACTTTGCTTGATGATCTGAGCAAGCCAAAAGAAGTGAGAGTGAGAGAAAAGGGACGACGAGAGGCCGCTATCACCAACCAACAGTACAATCAACTCAATACCGTACTGAGAGGGCATTCAAGACTAGCTCAAGATATAATGGATAAACACCAAATTGAATCACTTGATGAACTTCCTGAAAATGTATTTCTCACTGTTTTGCAACGAATATACGACATAAAAAAGATCGAAGAAGATGGAAAATAAAAATAAAGCCCACCCCTATGCAACCGCAATAGTTATCATGTCACTCTCAGGAGCGCTCATAGTTCTTGGTATTGCCTATAATTCTCTCAGGAATGAAAATCAATACCTTGGACAGGAAGTATCCTATCTTGAAAGCTATATAAGTGATGATGCAGAAACTTTTGAAGATGTTATCAAGAGGTTAAGTAAATTAGAATCAGCAGTGTTTAAAAAATCGAGGTAAATTGTAATGCAGTCTCAACCGATACTACCACTGATAAAATATACACGACCATCATCTTATGATTTCGAACCATATCTTACCCAATGGGTGTTTAATGAAGACACCGCAAAAGAAGTGTATATACAAATGAGCCAAGACGAAGAGCGTCCTCATTGGGAGCGCGCAGGCTCAGTCCTTGAGTGCGCATTCTATGACTTTCTTCCAAGAAAAGAGTTTATGGAAGAGTGCCTTAGGTTATTTAAATATAAACAAGAAGATCCCCTTTTAAAGATCACCGAAATAATACGCGAGCAACAACGGTAATAAAATACCCTGTATAGCGCTATACAGGGTACCAAGAAGAGAAGAGTAGGAGTAGATTTTTTATGGTAACAATCCATAGAGAGTGAAGTTTCCTGAAAATGATGTTGCATCTGAAGTTACAACCCTGAAAGCATTAACCGCTTGACCTGCAACGGTATATGCTCCTGCGCTCACCTGTGTTTGAGCAGTCGGCCCCGAAGTATCATAAATGGTATAGGTTCCACCACAGGATATAATGCCCACACCTGAAGTAAGATTATATAGCGTACTATTGAATCCAGCAGTAGCCGTTGAATCGGTTATGCCTCCCACACCCATTCCAGTGGTAATGCCACTACCAACATATGCCGTCGATATATAAGTAGCGCCACCATCAATTGATAGCTGAATTGCGATCACCGTAGTTGAAGCAGACGCATCGGTTATTGAGTCTCCCACAAATAAATAATTGGGATAGGTAGAACTAATTCCGGTAGTGAAGGCAAGTGATGCTTGCGCCGTGGCAGTTTTCTTCTGAATTAATACTAACCCACCACTTGGAACTGCTGTTGATCCCAGTTGCCCCGTAGAGGTATTAATAGTAACCATATTAGTATTTGCCACCGAAACAGAAGCAATACCATCTATAAAGCATTGTGTCGTTGTTCCTGTGTTGCCAATACGAGTAACACCGCTCTCACCGAGTGTTCCTAATTTATATCCAATGAGAATATTGTTTGACTCGGAGCTCGCATAATTAGCGCCGGATGATTGACCAATTGAAACATTATTTGTTCCTGAGGTTATAAAGCTCAGAGATCCGTAGCCCATTGCAGTATTGAGTCCAGAACCGGTGGAAAGTGCATTGAGTGAGACCGCGCCAGCCGCACAATTTTTAGGGGATGTGGTTAATCCCGCAAGTGCACCTAAGCCAAATCCCGAGTTATTCGCTGAGGAAGCAGTAGTGAGTGAACTGTTTCCTGAGTTTTGGCCAACAAAGGTATTATTTGTTCCATATTGGCTCACAAACCTAGATGCATTAAAGAATATTACACCTTGAGTCCCCGCAGTATTCGTCGCAGGAAGAGACAGGCTGCCCGCAAGAGCGGTGATATTACCCGTGCTTGTTGATATGCCAGTTCCCGCAGTAATAGTAGTGCCCGCACTCATAGAGCCAAGCGTTGCATTAATATTTCCTGCGGTAGCGCTGATATTTCCCGCAACTGCGACAATTCCACCAGAAGTGGTTGATATGCCAGTCCCTGCGGTAAATGACCCCGAAATAGACGGAGAGCTGTCTAAATTAATCGTTGCAGTACTACCCGTACCTGATGTATTAATATTGCTTCCACCAGCTAGGGTTATAACTCCTGCGGTAGGCGTAGCATTTCCAGAATCAGTATCAATTTGATCTAAATTACCTCCGCCAGAACCGGCAAGTAGCTCCCAGGTAGCAAGAATAAATCCCTGAGACAAAGAGGTCTGAGCAAGCGCAATAAGCTTGTATATATAGTCAGTGGTGGTATCAACCCATTCATCCCCTACAACAACATTCTGTGTGTCATATATTGTAGGAGCCCTATCGTTATACGTTACGTTTACGGGGCTTTGTGCTCTATTACCACGATAATTGGTGCCTATAGTCCCACCACCCCATGCATTATTGTTCATAGCTTCACCTATATTGTTAAGATCTTATACACAAGTGAAATGTTTATCGTATTATCGCCCGCTGCATTACCCGATATATTTGTTGATGAGTTATTGACCGCATAAACTGCAAAATTCTCATATGTATTAGATGCACCACTTATATTAACACTTGTCAACATGCCTGTTTGACTTGAGGAGGCTACAATATGTGCATTATTTAGAAATCCGCTATAGATAACTGCGCCACCTACCCCATAGGTAAGATTGATAATTTGACCGGAACTGGCGACGAATACATTGCTCCCCCCATAATTCATCTTAACCACTGAGCTTATTAATGAGATCATATTTCCGGGACCCGGAGCCGCTATAACCGCTATAGGAGTTCCAACAAGTGCTTTAATTTGAGCTGAAGTAAGAACTAAATTTACATATTGTAAACCTATATTTGCTGCATCAACATATGCTTTATTTGCAGCATCTGTGGTAGCAACGGGTGCATTAGATACAGTCATTGAAGTGACGGTAGGAGTTGCAGACCATGACGGATCGGCAGCGGTATTACCGATTAGTACAGTTCCTGTTGCTCCGACTGCGGTTGTATTGATTGGACTGGTTCCAGCGCCAAGAAGAACCGCATGATTAAGAAGTGTGACATCACCGGTGCCTCCACTTGGAACAGGTACTGGGATAGTGGTAAGTTGTGAAAATTGGGTTATTTGTGACATTAATTAACTCCCGTCTTTAATTTAAGATCATTGAGCTCTGATCGTAGTTTTTTAATCTCATTGAGGAGTAGTATTGGTAGCTCATGATATTTAACCGTTAACAATTCACCTTTACGGTCATTTACCGTAAAGCTTGGCATAATTTCATGTACTTCTTCAGCTATTAACCCATATTGATTTGATTTTTTAGCGTCAGCCTTATAGTTGAAGATCACTGGACGAAGAGACATGATGAAATCAGAGCTTGCGCCCATGTCCTGCACATTGTCTTTGAACTTAATAGAGGAAGTTATGGTACCAAATTGATCAGTAGATGCAGAAACTAAGACAGGTATCGCATCAGCAACACCAGTAGTTATACCCGCAACCCCCGCAATAAAGGTCTGATTTAATTGACCAGTTCCTGTGCCAGTTCCATTACCTATATAACAGACGTTGTTAGTGCTATTCTGTCCCGCAACTCCCGAACCAATGAGAATATTTGAGCTTTCAGTGCCATTAAATGAATTCCCTGCATTTGTCCCAATGAGTGTGTTATCTGTTCCATAATTAAGCCCAGCAGCACCACCGCCACCATTTGCTCCAATTATTACATTATCATTAGCACCAACCGCAGCTCCAGCATTTACTCCAATAGCTACGTTATTTGATGAAGCGCCAACAGAAAGGGCATTGTAACCAATTGCTACGTTTCCCGCAGGAGATCCCCCTCCAATCATAGTATTGGAACCAATTGAAACGTTCTGCGTCGCGCTCAATGATTGATTGAGTGCGGCACTTCCAATTGCGATATTGTCAGTAACGGCTGTGGTTGCATTTTCCATAGCTTGGTATCCAATGGACACATTATTTGTACCGCTACTTAATTGCTCGAGACTCTCACTGCCAAAGGCGCAATTGTACATGCCTGAGGTCAGTGAGGCCATAGCATTATAGCCCACGGCAGAATTATCTCTACTTGAACTATTAGAACTAGGCATAACATCATAACCAAGACCCGTATTTTGGTTGCCCGGTGAAGGAAATGAGCCGGTGGATTCGCCGATTATAGTGTTGTAACTATTATCACTGGTTCGCAATTGTATATATGTCGGATTGCTTCCATCGATAAGAAACTGCATGGTAGCGCCCGCACCAATAGTTGGCCCTTGTGCCAAAATAGAAACAGTTGTTCCAGTGACCGCAGTTCCCGTGTCAGCACCTACACTTGTTATTCCGCCGCCTCCACCGCCAGAGGCCTGCCACGTGGGCAACGAGGTAGAGCCAGTACTGGTTAAAACGTATCCAGAATTACTTATACCTGTTGATGCACTTTGCAGAACTCCCGTTGTCGTGGTTCCTCCGCAAATTGGTGCATATGCAGTAAATGAAGCATCACCCGTGCCACCATTGGCAACGACAAGTGTGCCTCCGAGTGTTTCGGTAGCAGTTGCTCCTGCAAACGTAAGTCCCGTTGTTCCACCAGTAAATGTGAAACTATTTCCCGTTAAACCACCACCACTGTCACCAGTTATCGTTATAGAACTTGCAGCGGGTGATTGCCATGTAGGAGCTGAGCCCGTAACACCAGTTAATATCTGACCTGTAGTTCCCGCAGCAGTTGCTGTAATAGCACTTGTTGTGTTTCCAAGAAGAACGCCATGTGATGTAAATGTTGCCGCCCCTGTGCCTCCATGGCCAACAGTAAGGGTACCCGTAAGGTCAACAGTTGCAGCAGATGCGGTTGTTGTAAGTCCTGTAGTACCACCGGATATGGTTACCGTCGTTCCCGTTGCTGAGCCAGCATCACCATCAAGTGTTACAATTCCGCCGCCGGATGCTGCCTGAAATGACGGCGCCATTCCTGCACCATTGCTGGTTAGTACGTATGTTGATGTACCTACAGCCGTGGTAACTAATCTTGTACCATCATAATACACCACACCATCGGTAGTGGTCATAGAGGTAGCGTTAGTGCCGCCATCTGCAATAGATACGGGGATTGTTAAGGCAATTGACCCGGTTGTTGTTATAGGGCTTGGCGTAAGAGTTATACCAGTTCCCGCAGTGAGCGAAGTAACTGTTCCCGAACCAGGGCCGCCTGCTATGATAAAATTACCTGCCTGAGACATATTGTGCCCTTTCTAGTATGAAGCTGCGTAAATTACCACGAGATAAACCGCACCACTTGAAGGAGACCCTTTAACGTAAAAGACAGTGCCTTGATCCACAAACAATGTGCTCTGTTCAGTTTTGTTAGTAGAAATGTCATACAAAAAGAAGCTGCCCGATGGCACAACATCCATGTCGTTAATAGCATCAGTTGAAATGGTAATAGTAACATCAGTAGTATTAACTACTTTTATGATACGAGCAGGATTCTCAAGGGCAGTGCCCAGTGGTGTGTAAGTGCTCGAAATATCTTCATATACTTCTGTTCTGAGGGGTTCCCATCGCATTCTCTGTGAAAGTACATACATACTATCTCCTATGATGCATAAATTACTTCAAGATATACTGAACCACTTCCCGGAGAGCCTTTAACATAGACAGTGGTATTTGCCTTAAGCGAAAGGTCTTCACCTGATGCAACTCTATTTGAAGCAATATCCCAAACCGCCGCAGAAAGGGCCGGAATAACGAAGTTGTCAGTAATAGAATCAAATGAAAACGTCAGCAACGCATTAGTTCCGTTGTATATTTTCATATTAACTACTGGAAATAATATTGCAGTTCCGAGGGCAGCATACGTACCTGATATACTTCCATATGCTAAGGTTCTGAGCGCATCCCAGGTTGCGCTTGTTTTTACAGACATATTACGCCCCTACTATTTCAGGGGTAACAACTTCACTTACTGGCTCTACTGATTTTTCTTGCTCTCCTGATACTTCAGCATTCTGCTCCTGTAGTGCCATATTTCTTTTATTCACTTCAATGAGATGATTGGCAATTTCTTGCACAAAGTCCCACATCTCCTGAATGTGTGCATCTTGTGGAAATGACATCACATATTCACGTGTTTCAATAGCTTTTCTGAAAGTACTTATAACTCTTTGTTCCATCTTCTTCTCCTTCTTTAAATTAAACCCCCAGCCATCGAGAACCGGGGGTCTAGGTTGTCTTATTCAATTATTAAGCATTGCTTGTGAAGTAGGTCCAGGCTCCAGCACCAGTCGCAATATAGAGTCGAGTTGTTGTTGTTGAGGCGCCTGTGTTTATGTACATATCTCCGACATTGACCGCGAGCCCTGAAGCGGGCGCACCGGCACCAGTCATAATATTTACTGGTCCAGGAAGTGTAAGCATTGTTGCCGCAGTTCCAAGAACCACGTTACCATCAAGAACGGTGAGATTGCCGACAGTTACCGCAGCGCCACCACCTGAAACAGTCAGGCCCACACCTGAATCTGGTGCAGCGATAACTACGTTCCCCGCAGAGCTAATAGACGCACGGAGTGTTGGACTTGCTGCTGCTGAATCAGGATGTGTAGAGAATTGTAAGCTTGCTGCTACCCGGGTACTTGCAATGGTACCATTTGATACCGCAGAAATGCTTGCACCAGTCGTGTACTGCGTACCGTCATATCCCGCAAAAATAATGTTGCCAAGTGTATCACCAGTCGTGATAACGCCACCAGTTCTGCTTTTCAGAAATTGAATGTTATTTGAAGCAGCTGATGCAGTCGTTGTTCCTGCGCTAATAGAACCATTTGTCGTAAATATATTAGTACTTACCGTAAGTACACCTGTAATTGAAGTATTTCCGGTCGCATTACCAATATTAACTGCACCTGTTCCACCCGTTCCTATGGTAGTAGTTGCTGCGCCAGATGCGTTCATTGATACAGCGCCTACCGTGGTAAGTGCGCCCGTAGTCAATAGTCCTGTAACTGTTGTGTGGCCAGTAGTATTGCCAATGTTTACTGCACCTGTGCCACCAGTGCCTATTGAAGTGGCGGCTGCGCCTGAAGTGTTAATAGTGGTTGTACCCGTAAGTGAAATAGGGCCAGGAGTAACCGTAAGCGAAGTAAATGTTCCCGCACCACCACCTGAAGGTGTCCATATATATTCACCACCTGAAATAGAGGTAAGCGTGAATACTGCATTAAGTGCTTCATTGATCCATACTTGCCCAACAAGTGCCTTATCAGTTGTACCAGGACTCGTTTGCATTAAGAGCGGTTCTGGAAATATTCCATATAAACCACTGCCATCGCGCGTGTACGACTGACGTCTTAATATATTGTTAACTGCCATTACTTCTCCTTTAAGAAGTTAAAGTTTGTCTTTAACCACAGAGAAGCAGATGCGGGGGTTGCGAACAATACACAAGAGATACATTCTGATATATTTATATAAGAATCTTTAAAAAAGGGGATTGTATGAAGAATGATAGATTGTATGACACCAAGTCATTGAGACAGAAAACATTTGTATTCCAATTGCATGAGGATTTGCACGCGAAGCTCAAAGCAACAGCGGCAATGCGGGGAATATCTATGAGTTTGATGATGCACAAAGCGATATATCAGTATTTGAGAAAGACAGCCGATAACGCTGAAGAAATTGACAAAGAGTAGAATTATATCATAATTATAGTATATACATCATGATTTTACGAAAGAATAATTATGTACACAATTCTACATCTATTTGCCGAAGTTTTTCCTTATTGGATTAAGGTAGTAATATTCTTCTCTCCAATACCTTTATTTTTTGCACTCCAACAAGAGGTTCTGGGAAAAGGCAAGTAATACTATTTATTTGAAAAACTCATCAACCGATAGCTTCTCTGGGTCATTTTCTGCCTCCTTAGATTGTTGCCTTTCAAATGCGTTATTGAACTGAATAGCATATCTGCGCGCATCAGATTTTTGATCATTGAGTATAGCTTCACCCATTTTCTTGTAATAATTACGAGCTGGACGATTAAGCGCAGTCCTACCAACTGTTTCAAGAAGGTCTAGTGCTTGTGGTATGCCGGTATATCGAGCCTTCTTTAAAAACCAACCTGGGTCATTAAGTCTTTCTCTGATTATATTATTTGTCTTTCTATAGGTATGGAAAGAATTGGCATCTTCTAGTTTTTCTCCAAACTTAGGATTTATAGCAGAATGATCTTTTAATACCTGCTTAAGGGCATCCTGAGCTTCCCTTATATATACCTTTTCACTTTCTGTGGTTCTTTTATCTCTGTATTGCCTGCCAATAGATTTGACATTTTCCCAACAATTTTCTATATCTATATTGCCTTTTGAATCAATATTGGCAGCAATTGTATCTGCTATTTTTTCAGCTTTATCAATAGCTCCCTTATCTGATTCTGTCTTCCAAAGATTCTTAACTCTTTTTAAAAATGACTCAACTGACCTTGCTGTACCTCTTTCAACATCAAGGCCTCTTTCTTTTCTCTTGTCATTGGAAAGAGATTTTATTGCATCATCATATAAATCGTGGCCATGCTGTTTTGTTGGTTCAAACTTCTTTCCAGTTTCTTTATTTGCTTTGAATTGCCTATATCTATCATTGGCATGAGCACCCAAACCTTCACCGGCAATATGGCCTAACCCTTGAGCCCATTCTGGGGCCCCAGCACCTTTTAAGGCTGTTGAAGCAACTTGGCCAGCACCTATACGGGTGGCAGCCCTACCAATTGACTCTTTAGCTCCGCCAGCTCTTCCCATAAGATAGCCGGGTATGGCGCCAATTGCACCTTGTAATACCTCTTCGGCTGGACCTTGTGGCTCTATATCTTCTTGTGAGTATCCAAGGTTTTTGCGAATAAAGTTTCCAAGCCCACCTTGCTCAGGCCTAAATCCACGAAGAGATTCTTCCCCCTTTGTTTTCTTGTGGCCTATTTTTTTCAGAAAAGCCTCATGTTGGGCTTCAAGTTGTTCAAGCTGTTCTTCAGATATACCACCACGAGTAGTAGCCTTAACCAATCCGCCAAGCAATGTACGAGCTATAGCCATTAGAATCCTTCGCTAGTATTTTTGTTTTTCTTGGAACCCAATTCACTGACTATTCCGCGAATATTTGAGGGAATCTTGCCGCCATTGTTTTTGATTATTGATTCAACCGCATTTTCTTCTTCAAAATCAGATGCAAGCATGTCTTTCCATATTTCAAATATTTCATCACGGCCTTCTTTTGTGTTTATCAATGAGGGAAATTGTTCAAGAAATGAGTAGGCCTCTTTTTCAGTCATTTTAGATCCAAGATAGTCTTTTGCGTACTTAAGAAATGAGACACCAATCTTGTTAAATCCCTGCGATTCTTTTGATAGCAACCAACTTAGATTTGGCCCATAACCCTTTACTTTTGCAAAATCAATAAGAGATGCCTTGAGTGGGCCACTTAACTTGCCTGACTTATGATACTTGTACATCTTGCCAAGAAGGTTCTTTATTTCCTTGGCCTTTTTGTTTCTATTTCTTACTTCATTGACATATGTATGGGCAGATTTTGCTTCTTCTTTACTTTCTCCACCTTTTCCACCACCAAGTGCTTCACCAAGTGTTGGTCTTTTTTGCCTTTGTTGACCTTGGCCTACTTGCTGATTATTGAACTCTTGATTGCCAACTGCTGGTTGCTGAACCTGCTGAGCCAATGGTAATCCATTTGATTCTCTACCCATTGCCCCTTGAAGCTGTTGATCAATTGCCTGTGATCCTTGTGGTCCAAGTTGTCCTTGTTGCTTTATTTGCTCTAACCCTTGATCTTGATTGCCGCCTCCTTCATGGCCATAGCCTTGAGCCAGTTGCTGTATGGCTGACCATTGGTCTCGTTCAGGAAGTTGAAGTATTAAGTTTGAAACTTCTTCAGGAAAGAACTTGTTGAGTGTGTCTCTCTTGGGCTTCATCTCAAGATCAGCTGCTTTTGACTGAGCAACCCTGTGAAGTTTATCAAGGGCGTGCTCAGCGGTTTGCTGGCCAAGTTGAGATATAAAACTACGTGCCATTTTACATTCCTTTTGGATTGGTTATACCAAAATATTGCTTCGGTTGCACCTTAGGACTAATACCAAAGTATTGTTTTTGTTGTTGGGGTTGTTGTGGTTGTGGATTTGTTATTTGTGCACTGACCCCAGGTTGTGATTGCTTATTTCTTCCAGCAAGATAATTTTGGAATTGATCTTGAAGAACATCAATTATCTTCTTGTAATTACTTTGGCCACCTTGTTGACTTATTCCTTGATCATATTGAGGCGAGAGCCCAAGGCCAAGCTCTTTAAGTCCAAGCTCAGTATTTCTTTGTCCAAATTGTGATTCAAGTGACGCAAGGTCCGAACTTAAATCTGCCCCAGCTCCGGAAAGTTGTGATAATAATGTTCCCGATGAGGGTGCATTACTTCCACTTGCACTAAATTGATGTGTTAATGATGGCACTATGCGCTGATTGAATGTATTAAGTGCATTCTGGCGAATCGGCTCAAATCCTTGGGATGGATTATTAATCCTATTCCTTCCCGATTTTAATGCATCACTTAATGCTTGCCGTTGCTCTGGTGAAAACCTACTGATAGCTTGTTGCCCCTCAGGGGTATCGAATAACCATTTCTGAAAACTAAAGTCATCCCCACCTGATCCAGTTTGGCCAGGAGTCCCACTGGTTGTATCATCTTCGTAAGCGTTCTCAAATGCTCCTGCTATACCTCCACCAGCACCCCCCAAAAGTGCTCCGACTCCAGCAGCTGGCAAAGAGAGTGCGCCCCCTGTGGTAGCAAGCCCAGTTCCTGCGCCTGTTATAGCTCCACCCGCAGCACCTGTCGCGGCGCCCTTGCCTACATTTCCCCAGAACTTACTCCATGACCATTTCTTTGCCATATTATCTCCTATAAGAATTTTACATACTCTAGAAATACTAGAGTTGTGGTGTACGCACTATAATCAGTACCACCTGTTGTTATATTTACATTAGTAGAATCAACCGTGATTTCCAAATTTGATACCACAGATGTCGCACTACTATACGGAACCGGTATAAACGATGGTGTTGTGGGATTAGTTGCAGCAGTAATAATACTGGTGAATATATAGGTTGATCCAATGCCAGAAATACCATGCGCTACCGATGTTGTTCCCGACGCCGGAAGTGCGCCAAAATTAACAACAGTTCTATAGATAGGCCTTAGATTATTAAAATCATTTGATGTATTGAAAAGCAGTTTAGATGTATTGAATTCAGTGGTTAAGAAATACCCACTATCTTTGAGATTAAGTGCGGTGTTTATATCATTCACATTCTGATACAAACGCACTAAGATATCCCGAAACTCGGGGCTATTTAAATTAACGTCAGAAATGGCGTCTAAATCGAAGATAGCAGTGCTTGGTACATAGAGTCCAAAATCTTGAATTGTATTTGGCATCGTTGATCCTTATTGCAGTCTTGAGCTCGTGCGAATTACATAATACAACATACCGTGCAGCTGGAAATCACTTGAAGTAATGGCGCCCTCAAGCATCTGTTCAGCTGATAGATAGAACCTCAATTGAGTAGAGGTGCCGTCTGATTGGAAGTAGACCGGGTGCCATAATCGTGCCTGTTGTTGTTCAAGTGGGTATAAGTCGTACGGAGTAGTTTCAAGTATGTTATTGCCAACAATTGCGCCATTGGCAATAGAGCTTGGTATGGTGCCATTTGTTCCGGAAGATACCTGATAGTCAACTGTTATTTCGCCACTTGATGTTCTGCCCACAAGGCAATCAACCTTCTGCACATAGCAATTTCTGTCTTCTTGCACATAAAAGTTAAACTGCTTGGTGAGCAAGTTTATAATAGACACGCGCGCCATCGTTCCGCCACCGGTATATACATCGCCACCATTAAGGGCGGCATAGATATCATCTGCAATGATAAGAAAATTGTTCGCATCGGTAATTGATATCACGGGATACTGACCAGTAAACGTCCCTGTTAGTCCATTAAGGTTTTCAAGAGCTACATAATCACCTGAATATACGCCAGCAACATTGAGATTGTGGTTGATACAGTTAACACTGACCTCACTCCCCACAAGAGTGATATTAGTTATTTGTAAGACCGATGCATTAACAGATAAATCGGGGTCTACTATAAAGGTAAATCCTTCCTGGTTTCCCGCTATGATAACCTGACTCAATGGCTGGGTTGCACCCGCAGACCAATATACTCCCTCATCATTCCACAGTATCTCAGTATCTGCCCAGGTAACTGCTGATTGTGTTGCGGGATAATAATATCCAAACATAGTTATTGAATCGTCATTAAACGCCCACGATCCTGATTTATAATTGTATACCAGTACTTTATTTGGATAGGTAGAGCTGTATGAGTTAGTTGTTGCGGTAGGAAAGGTCCAATATACCTGCTCGGCATAGTAATCACGAATACCTATTACCCGATCAACTTCATTTGCGCCGGTGTGAATATCCCATACGGTGTCAGGTATTTTTTCATCAATACGATCCACATTGGTACCAGTACATGCATGAATTCCTGTTGACCCAATACCAAGAAGAACCTTATCAAAAGGAACCGCTGAAAAGGTAGATTCTGCGCCAAGTTCCGTGTTGACCTTGTACCAACTGAATGGCTGTGCATAGTTATTTGTTTGCTTAAGGGTCCAGGTTGATCGCTCAAAATAAACAATTAATTGATCTTTTATAAAGCCACAAGAAACGATAGCTTCAGATGTTGCCGCTTCAATAAAGTTTCCATTTCCCGCAACATCACTTCTCCATATATTGGCATCTCCACCACTGCCAGGAATAGGATTGCCGTATCGAGCCCAACGAGCACGATTAGTGTACTGCACAGCAGAACCAACATCGGCACCTTCTGTGGTATTCAAAGCAACCATATATCCCTTGTAAATAACAAGTATAAGTGCGGTGAAGAGATATGTTGGTGTTGAAAGTACTTGAGGGGTCATGGTAGTCCATGCTCCCAATGAAGCGCTATAATATTTAATCCCATCGGCTGCGTTGTTGTTCACTACAAAGAGTATACGATCGCTTGCAAGGGCTCCGCGCCAATTCGCGCCCCAGAAGAACTGAGAATCGTCCCCGGTAAATGCCCCGAGGCTATTCCATGTGATTGCTGTTGTCGCGGCTGCACCAGTAAATGAATACACACCTGTTGAGGTGTTAAATGTTCCTGATCCTGCACCTGTTGTAGTAAGTGCACCGCTCGATGCTGTAACAGTAAATATTTGAGTTCCGATGGTAAATGTTTGTCCAATGGTTCCTTGTGATCCAGAAACTGTTCCCGATGCATCTCCTGAACCATCAGTAGATCCCAAAGAAACTGCGGTACCTAATCCAGCCCATGCACCACTCGTAAATGTATAGGCAAACTGTGTATCAAATGCAAAGGTAGGGTCAGCAGTTGAATCATCAACTTCATAGCGGATTAACCCCATTACTGGCTGTGCGGGATAAAAGTAAATAGGCGTTGATCCTGCAAGGCCTGTCCCAGAAAGAACAAATGCACCGGTAGTTGTATTGTATGTTCCTGTGCCCACTCCTGTTGCGAGCATATCTGCAGGAGTTCCCGTTTGATATACCGTGAATATCTGTGATCCCGCAGAAAATAACTGCCCTGGTTCAAATACTGTTCCTGGCACAGGACTTGACGGCGAATCTATGGTGCCTACCTGTATTCTAAAGCGAGATGATAGCTGGGC